CCATAATGTTTCTCCAAATAAAAAAACCCGCCGAAGCGGGTTACAGATACAAAAAACCGGCTTTCGCCGGTGCGTTGTGAATTAGTTGATTACGTTTAGCGAACGATGATGTTCAATGCGGCAAGGTTGCCTTTCTCCTCGCTTGTCCCGTTATAACCAACAAGACAATCTGCGCTCACTTCCGCAAGACGCGCAATGATCACACCGCTTCGTTGTGCAGTTGAGGCTTCGACAGCGCCGTACAAAATGCCCGCAATATTGCTTGCCATGTAACTTGATGCTGCACTGTACTGCCCCGTTTGTTCATCAAATGCAATTGCTGTTCCCGGTTCAATAGCGTCGCCAGCTGTAATATTGACTTGCTCGCGCGAAATCGTATTGTTGCCTTCGGACAGCAAAAATTCCGCATCATGAAAACCTTCTGTTTGAATTGCCATTACTTTTCTCCTTTACTTTGCTTTTTACGTTTTGCGTAAACTTCTTTCGGTACAATGCCCTTTGAAGTCTTCACACCTTCGTCACAGACCGGAGCGGTTTCTTCTGACTCATCGAGTACAGGAGTTTTTCCGTCGATCTGCTCACACACTTTGATTTGATCTAACAAACGCGCCCTAATATCCTCTATTGTCAAATCGGTTCGCGCGTACTGAGACGCAAGATCAGGAAGTCGCGCCAGCGTACACATTTCGGCAATTGCCCTGATGCGCGCCGTAATTCCATCAATTGTTTTTCTCGACGGCTCTTTCCCTTCCACCGCGTCTTTAATGAGGTCGGTGTCTCCTATTGACGCGCAAATGGTAGCAAGATCACACAACGATGTTGTTGTGTCTTCGTCTTCTGATTCTTCAGGATCTTCTAGTTCGTCGGCAGGGTCGCTTGCTTCTGAATCTGGCAGTTCTGCGCGCACCTCAATGCCAGGAAAACCTTTTAGCCGCGACATGGCTTCAATCGCTTCTACGCTTGCGCTGATGCTTACTGCGTCGATAATTTCATCAGCGAGTCCGTGCATCTGTGCCTCTTCCGCCGATAACCATGTCTCTTCATTGAGCATGTCGCGCAAGCCGTCTTCGTCGATATTTGGCGCTTTCGCCGTATAGCACGAAACGATGCTATCCGTGATCTTGTCAAATGTTTCCGCCGTCTTGCGTAAATCTTCCGAGTTTCCTATTGCAACGCCCCATGGATTGTGAATAAACATCATCGCGTTTTTCGGCATCACAACTTTATAAGCTCCCACCGCAATCACGCTGGCGATGCTTGCTGCAATACCGTCAATGCGCGCTGTGACGCGATCTCCAAGGCGGCGCAAGAAGTTGTAGATTGCAAGGCCATCAAACACTTCACCGCCGTAGCTGTTGATGCCGATCACGATCTGGCTAACCCCATCGTCGGCTGCCTTGACAGCGTTGATGAAATCAACGGCGCGATAATTCCAGCGCCCAATTTCATCATGGATCAACACTTCAAGCGGCTCGCCTTCCGCTTTGTTTTTTATCTCAAACCACTTCTTCATTCTTCGTCTCCTTCGGTTGTTAATTCTTCGCCGTCTGCCACAATGGTTGAATCACTTGCCGGGCTCAACCTGCTCTTACGTCCATCTGAGTCGTAGCGCAAACCTAATTCGTCAGCGCGCGTATTGTCTGATTTGTTTTCTTCGTCGATGTCTTCCGAACTGAATCCTCTGCTCAGAACTACTTCGCTTCTGCTTGTGAATCCAGAGCGAACTTCCAATTGCTTCGCGGTCACATCCTGCACTGGATGGATATAAGCCCACCCCTGAGGCACCCAGCGCACGCGGCGATATTCACGCTTACGATTTTCGTAATCTGGCAATTCAATAACGTTTGCCAGGACAGCCATGTCAAGAAATCGCCGCCATATTGGTCGGCACATCTGAAAAACAAATACTCCAAACTGCCGCATTTCAACTCGACGACGAAACTCATTAATGATGACGCGCAACGCGCGGTCTCCGATGCTTCCAACGTCGCCGGTTAATAGCTCATAAGGTACGCCAAAACCGACAGCCAGACCTTGATGTTGCTGTTTCATGAACGGCGCGTAACTCGTCCCCGCGTCTGGTGGGTCGGAGAATGTCACGTCTTCGCCCGGATAAAGCTCTTGCATCGTGCCCGGCTCCATGCTGACCAGCGCATCAAACCCGGTCATGATGTTGTCTGGTTGTCCCGTGTCTGGATTAGCATTAGGGTCTGCGCCGGGCTTTCTGATAAATCCGGCAAACAAGTTTGAAACCTCTTGGCGATACAGCACTGCATCGTCAAGCTCGTCGAGGCTTTTCAAACGCAGCAGAATCTTCGTCATCGTCGGCGTGCCGCGCACTTGACCAATTATCATTGGTTCGAAAATATGCAGAATTTCGCTCGCATCAATGCGCACGGTCTCTGAATCGCTGCCACCATCGCCTGGATGTTTTTTACAAACATGATAAGCGACGCGCTTTCCACTCTTGTCAAACTCAATACCAGCCTTGATTTGACCGCCACCTTTTAGGTCTTCGTTCTTCGTGATCGGTATCATTTCAGGCGCAAGAGCCTGAATCTGCAACGGCACAGAGTCGTTGTCATCGTTGACGTCGGGCATTAGGCGCAAGAAGCATTCGCCCTTCACAAAAAACGAATACGCAGCCAGTGCCTGCAACCCATAAAAATCATAAACGCCGTCGAAGTCTGCTTCGTCTGTCCAATCAGAATAAAGTTGTATTAACTCTTTTCGTTTGGTGTCGTCTGTCAATTGCGGGTGCGGAACAATGCCTGTTCCAATGGTATTCGCTACCAGACGGTCAACGCCACCGAATGCGTATGGGTCATTGTCAAAAGCAGTCTGCGATCTATCGCGTAAGCTCTTGAGGTTTTGTATTAGAGTTTTGTTTGGGCTTCCGCTTGCGACTTTCCAATTCTTCGCGCGCCGCCCAGTTCCAGCGCCGTCGTATTGATTTTTCAGCCGTGACGGAAGCACAAAGCCACGCCGAAGCAAAGCAGGGTATTTGGTCATATCCCTTTCCCTCCGTGCGCTATGCGCCTAATACGCGGTGGCATTCGTTGGTTTTCGTTGATGGCGATCTCGGCAGCTATCTTGTCACGCGCGGCGTAAAGCTCTTCGATGGATCGGAACTCAGTGCGATGATCTGCAAACTGAACGACACGCGCGCCGCTCGCAATCGCTCTGTCAATTGCGTCTAAATCTGTTTTTGTGAATGCCATTGCTATCGCCTTGATAGGTAACTGGATTGAGCAACGCGACGCCTTATAACCGGCTGTCGTTGCGTAGTTAGTGTTTGTTCATGAGTCGTTGCAGCGTTAACTGGTACCGCTTGTTTCTGCTGTTGACGTTTCTCAATCGTCGCAGTATCTTGTTTTCTCAACACAAGACGACGGTCAATTTTCAAACCTTGTATTGCAGCGTAAGCCAATACGCGGCAGTCTGTTGCTTCGTTGCGTGCTCCGCGTGGACACTTCCACGTCCGCACTTCGATGCCGCGTTTGTCGTATGTAGTAACGCGCCGCTCTATGGTCGCTTGCGTGAACCACGTTTGATCGTAGTGCGTTGGGAAGTGGCAATATCCTGCAACCGTTTCATCGTCGATTTGCCATCGCGCATAAACGGTATCTTTCGCAGTATCAACACCAACGATTCGCACCTGATGTCCGACGTACTTCTTCGACGTTGACGGTCTCTTAGGCCATACCGGTCGCGATCCGAAACGACCGGCAGTTGCCCAAATATTTCTGCCGACGCGCGGCGTTGCAAACTCATAAACCTGCTGCGTATGGTGACCACCAGAGTCGATACAGCACGCGGCAATCTTCAATGTCCTGCCATCTTTCGTATGGTATCGCGCGTTGCCTAATATCTCGTCGAGCGTTTCCCAAACGTCAGGCAAAGATGGGCTTCCGGGCAGCACATGGTACTCGACACCCCACGATGTTTCGCCGACGCCCCATCCGACAATCTCAATCTCAAGCCGATCATTCTGCGTATCAACGCCTGCCGTGATTGTGATCACATCTTCCGGCAATTCGTCACCATCGTATTCCTCACGACGTTTCATCATCGACTCGCCGTCAGCCTTGTCGCCAATCTCCTCGAATGTCTCGCCCATCGACGTGTTCCACCACGTCTTTTCTTGCTCTGGATTACCGAGCGCCGCAACGTAATCGGCAGCAATCTCTGATAGCTTGCGCCATGGTGAATATAACTCGTTGATATGAAAACCAGCGATGCGGTTATTTGGTTTTTCTTTCACCCAATCGCCGCGCGCCAGCATGTCCGGTTTGTGTTCGTCTCCGATTAATCCTCCGCACTCAGGGCAGCGCAACATTGCCGTCGTCGGCTCGTTGTCAACCATTGACACGTTTTGCCATGTCAATATTTGACTATGATCGCAATGTGGACACGGGACGTAATACCTCCTCTGATCAGATAGATTCCACGCGCGCTCAATACGGCTCTTACCTTTTATTGTCGGCGTCGAAAACATCCCGATACGTTTTCGGTGTCTGAATGTAATCGTGCGCTTGCGTCCCAAATCAACAGGGTCGCCTTCCGTTCCGGCAGACGGCGGGTAACGATCTACCTCGTCAAAAAGTAATATTCGTATCGGTCGGCTTGCAAGACCAGCAGGTGCATTCGCTCCGATCATCGTAATGTGACCACCTGGAAACGACTTGCGCAAAATCGTGTTTCCGCTGTCCCTGCTCTTGGCGTCTCTGACCTTACCTTTAAGCGTTGGTGTGTCTCGTATCATTGTCGCCAATCGGTCTTTGGAAAACGTGTCAGCCATGTCACCAGTTGGTTGCACGACAAGTATTGGCGACGGGTCGACATCGATGTAATAACCGCACACTGCTTTGAGTATTAGAGTCTTACCAACTTGCGACGACGACATCACAACAACCTCTTCAACGCCCTCGTTGAAAGCGTCCATGATCCCTCGTTGATACGGCGCGATGTCGCCGCTGTACTTTCCAAAAACGTCGCTATCTTCAGGCGATAGGTACAACCTTTCGCTTGACCACTCTCCGACGCTTAGATTTGGTGGCGGCGACCACGTCTTCGCCACCCGGCTCATCATCTGGTGTATTTGGTTCGTCGTCATCGATATTTATTTCTTCCGCTTTCCAGCGCGATAAATCATTCAGCGCAGCAGTCACTTCATCGGTCAGCCTGTCCTCGATTTCCTGCACGTTTTTTCCGGCACATAATGGAGCCAAGCGCACAGGTAAAATCAACAAACGCGCGCGCGCTGCGCCGATCAACTGCGACACCGATATTTCCACGTCCTCAACCAGCACCAACTTTTTCAAAAGCCGGTCAGTCTCAACCTCGGTTTTTTTTCTTTGCGCAATAACAAGCCGCGTTTTTTCGGCAACCTGATCGCCAGTCTCACCATCAAGTTGCGCGCGCAGATAGCGGATATACCCACGGATGCACGCCGGCGCATCGTACTCGCCGCGGCGCGCAGGCTTTGGAATGTGCCCTTCTTTCGCGAGTTGCTGCACACGGCGAACATCTAAATCAAGCAGAGCGGCGATTTGGTTTACTGTACTTGCCATAAAAGCAATGACTTACGAAGCGAAATAAAAGTGATTCTCATTATCTAATGATTAATCAACCTCTTCCGAACCGTAACGCGTTTTGGGTGCTCAGGGTCCCCACACATGTCACGATCATAGCTTGGTCGGAATGATCGGCTGCGCTGAGGAATTGATAATGTGTCGCATGTTGTTTGTAGATCATTGATTTTGTTGACTTTTTTGTTTTTGAGGACTATCATCAATCGCTGGATGATGCATTTGTTAAACAACTAATGGAGGAATGAAATGGCACGAACAACAGCGATTGAGTGGACAGAGCACACATGGAATCCGTTTGTCGGTTGCAGCGTATGCACGGCAGGCTGCACTAATTGCTATGCGATGCAGCAAGCATTCAGGATTGAACAATTCGGAACGGCGCGGCAC